ACTCTTTGTTGTTTGCTTCTGTCTCTAAAGGCAATGGCAAAGTATCTGAAGGCATCTGCGTAGTGACTTGACCAATCGTGGAGTGGGTGTGGTTTGTATATACCCTTCTTTTCATCGAACTCTTTCCTATACCTTCTAAGTGCTTGTAAGCCATCCTTTGTATTCGTTTTTTCAAAGTAACATTTGGGTAGTATGGCCCTCGCTGCATGTATTCCATCCTCTATTGTCAACTTTCGCACAACTCTAAAGTGTATGCCTAACTTACGAGCTGTCTCTAGTCTGGACTTGCCAGTGCCTAACTCTCTGACTTGTATATCATGTGGTGCGTAATGCTCACCAAAGACTGATTGATGCTTAGCTCGCCAATCATGAAGCCAGTTAATGTAAAACTGTAAGCCTTCACCTTGATTCTCATAGCAATCAACTACACGTATTTCCATACCAATCTGTTGTACTAGCCAAATACAAGTAGAATCGCTGACTCCTAAATCCCAATATGTATCTACAGGAATGTTAGGCTCAACTTTAAAGTCTATAATCTGGTCATTAGGGATAAACTTAGCATAGTAAGCACCATCACGATTAGATAGCACCTCACCTTCCCAGACGTGATTGTATAAATCTTCATTTTTAGCTTTAAGATAAAGCCTTTCTTTCTCTAACTCTTCTGGAAACCATGGGTTTTGGTTGTAGTTGACCTTCTTGACATATGCTTTTGGTGGAGGATTAACCACAAAGCGTTGGTATGTGTCATCCATTTCATCGTTAGGGTTAAAGCTCACCCATATCTCAGAGCCTTTCTTTCTAACAGTAGGTATTAATGTCTCCCATGATGTGTAAGACACAGACTCTGCTTCCTCAACCCAGCAAATGTCTAATCCTTCATAAGACTTAACTTTAGTAATATTGTTGCTTAAACCTAAGAATAAGAAGCGTGAGCCATTCTTTCCTATGATTTGTGACTTCTGTACGTCAAAGAAGTCTGTTAGCTTTAATCGTTGTATTGTGTCACTTAACAATTGTAAAACTGAATCAGATATAGAACGCTGTATCTCTCTAGCACACAGTATTCTGGTTGGTTCTTTAAATGCTCTAAGCACTAACAGCTGTGCTATCGAAAAAGACTTACCACTACCTCTACCTCCATAGACCACTTTATAGCGATTTGGCTCAAGGAATGGTGTGAACTCTTTAGTGAGCTTTAAATCAATCTTCATGAATATCTTTTTCTATGTGTACGAAGCACATGGTCGTACATTTCAGGAACTTTTAACATAAGTGTTCGTCTAATAAGCCTATGGCCTCTAGCTAATCTTCGTCTTACTGTTTCTATTGAAATACCTTTTTTATTTCCTACTTTTTTTAAAGTTCCATTAGGGCTGTAATACAAACAGAAAATCTCTAGCTCATCTTCAGGCAAAGAATCAATCAACATATTAAAATCAACTTTGTCTATATCAATGTTCATCCTCATCCTCTAACGCTTCAACAACTGTAATGACCACGTTGTTATCTTGCTGGCCCTGTAAGTTCACATCTTTAATATCAGCGTAACCTCTATCCCTTAAAACCATAGGAGCAAATTTGTTTAACACTACTGGATTTCTATCTTCAAACACTTGCTTATTAATCTCATCTTCCCACCTATCTTTCAGTGCTTCTTTAGCCTGTTCAACTGCTTCTCTGAATGTGTCAGTTTCTTTTGACCACGCATAGAATGTTTGCCTAGATATATCAACAGCTTTACAAGCCTTGCTCACATTACAATAGCTATTTACGTAAGCATTAATAAACTTAATCTGATTGTCTTTTAATCCATCCCCAATAAGGATAGGCATTTGGTTATCCATTAGTGTTTCGTATGTAACTCATGTTCTTTGGGTTTATCTATAATCAAATCCATTTCTTCTTTCATTTCAACAATGCCTAAATGTGCATCGTTCATAGAAATATTAAATTCATCAGCAATAACAATTAAAAGCTGTGAAATAAAAATCTGTAGCTTCATCATCATCAAAATTCTGAATTGTGTCATCGATATTACTCACCAGTTTTAGGCTCTAATGCGTTTTCTTTTTGCCACTCTTGAAAATTACCTAATTCACGAATAATCAATTCAAAGTTGTTCTTACCCATTTCATCTTTGCAAAT